CCCATCGCGGCGCAAGGGCCGAAGGTCGCGCCCTGCATGGCCGGGATGCGCTTGGAGACCCAGCGGCCGATGGTTTCGGCCGTAGCCGGATCGGTGGCGACTTCCAGTCTCACAAAACACCACCTTTCTCGTAGACCACATCCGCGCTGATATATTGAATATCGGCCCCGACTGGCTCGCCAGAGTCGGTGACGATGATGTTCCCCGCCCCATCACCCAACACGTCGCCGTTGCCGATCCCAAGCTCGGACTGAAGGCCCGGTTCCACCGAGAGCGTCACTTGCACATAGACCGCGCCCGCGAACCCTAGCCCGATCGCGCTGCCGAAGGTCGAGCGGATCGAAAGGTCCGGATCGCGCGTGCTGATCACCGTGGGGATCGAGGTTGGGGCCGTGACGTTGAAGTCCACATTCACCGCGACGGCGGGGATCACATCGGCCGTGGCATTGAAGGTTGGGCGCACCATCGTGAATGACTTCTGCACCGGAGCGCCGAAGTAGTTGAACGCGCCCAGGGCCGAGCATGTCAGGTCATTGCCCGAATCCGTGACGCCCACGTTCCATTGATAGACACCATCGGAGCCACCAAAGAATACGAGTTGGTTGGCCGTCGCCCAGCAGAAGCCGTTGAGGTTGGTGAACCTGCACCACGCGCCGGTTTGCAGGTTCTGCACGTACTGGTAAGACGTGGCCAGTTCGGTCACCGGGATATTGTAGATTGCCAGCGAGCCCGGTTCGTACAGGATCGCGTCCCAGCCGAAGTTGTCGAAGTAGCTCTGCGACGCCATCTGGAAGGCGTTCTGAATCTTCTGCGTCACCGCGACGGTGTTCTGCTTCGAGCGGTCGAGGTTGACCGCCTGGTTGAGCGAGATGACGCCGTTTGTGGTCAGGGCCAGCAAGTCGCCCCCGAACTTCACTAACGAGCGCGAGCCCAGGGGAAGCCCGATTTGGAACAGCCCGACTTGCGCCCAATAGTTCGCATCGGCCGGGTTGTCGCCCTGAAACACCGCGACTTCGCCCTGATCGGTGAAGGCGACGAAGTAGTCATCCTGATTGATGCCGTAGGTGGTGGACCATGCCGCGATGGCGTTGAGCGTCCCGCCCAGCTTGAAGATCGGCCCGCAATCCAGAAGCTGCGCCGCGCCGGAGATCGAATTGGTGTCGAGGAACCAGATGCGGAGACTTTCCTTTTCCACGAAGTAGAGGCGGGACTTGTGCGTCGCGACTGAGATCAGGTCCGACGATGTGAGCGTGATGGGGCCGGATGAGCCGGTGATGGTCAGGTTGGCCCACGTCGTGCCTTCATATCGAAACGGCGTATCAGTCCCGTTGACACACACAAGGAACTCGCCCGCGTCATTGGAGAAGTTGACGGTCTGAATGCGGTCATTGGTGATTGCGAACGCCGCAGAGGGCCACGCATCCCCGAAGTTCGTGATCTTGTAGATGCCGTGGAAAGCCGCCGCGTATAGCTCGTCTATGCCCGTCGAGGCCCCGCGCCAGACTAGCAGGCTTTCCACCGCATGACCCGCGCCCGTCATGTAGTCGCGTGAGCCACCCCTGATCTCGACGTAGCCGGGTTTCGGAATCCAGTTGTCCAAGATCACCGCGTCACCAGGAGCCATCTTGGCCAGCGGGCTGATCGCGTTCCAGCCGCCCACCGGGGCCGGGATGGTGGCAACCTGGCCCGTCTGGACGCGGTTCTTGTTCTGGCGGAGGGCTTGTCTCATCATCTCACAGCCTCCCGAGGTATTGGACGTTTCCGAGGGTTGGGGCGGTCATCGCTAGAAGCTTCCATAGAGAGAGACGACAGAGCCGGAGACGAAGTTGCCAGTAATGATAACATCAACTCGATTGATTGCGGCCGTGTTCGCCCAAACACCTGACCAAAAATCCTCATCTTGTGTCGCAGCAGATGTGCCAGTGCTGTAGGCGTCCAGAGATGTAAACTGCTTGTGAAATGTGGTGCCGCGATAGTCGTATATGCGACAAGATGTCGAGCCTGGACGACCGGCGGTCGCCGTTGCGGCGGCTAGTGCGCCACATTGCATGGATGTTCCCGCTGCCGACGCTCCCGCACTTACAGTGGCGTTATTTGCCGTTATCCTCTGCGCAAAGTAGTTCGCTCCGGTGTCACCGTTAAATTGTAGAAACACGCCAACAACACCCGCCGCAGAGTCCGACCTGCCCCTAATTACCACGAGCAAGTCTCGATATGTTGCGGCGATGCTTGTAAAAGAAACTGTGCTGCCGGTCGTAGGGGTCGTCTCAGAGATAAGGACGATGGCGCCGCCAGCTGTTCCGAGCGTGGCGAACGAAGGATCAGCGCTCGCTCCATTGGATACGAGAACCTGACCGGCAGTCCCTGCGCTGGTGGCGGAAAGGCCGGAGGAGCCCGCGCCGATCACCACCCCATGATTTGTAAGCGAAGTCTGTCCCGTTCCTCCATTCGCTACAGGAAGGGCTGTGCCACTCAGGGTGATCGCCAGCGTCCCCGAGGTCGTGATCGGAGAGCCCGCAATGCTTAGGAATGTCGGGACCGTCAGGGCGACAGAGGTTACAGTTCCTGCGCCCGCAGGCGTCGCCCACGTCCCGTCTCCCCGCCAGAAGGTGGATGAACTGGCCGAAGTCCCACTATTCAGGTTATTGACCGAGAGGTTACCCGTCACCGCTGAAGACGATGAAAGGTCGATTGCCCCGAAGGCCAATGCCGTCCCCGATCGCCTTAGGACTTGCTTGTCACTTCCAGCCGCTATGTCTGCGCGGATTGCCGAAGCATTTCCCGTCACACCCAGGACGCTTAGGGCCGCGCCGGTCGGAGTGGCGCTAAACTGCGTATAGGTGAGCGGATCGGTCCCGACCGTCGCCACGGCCGACGTGAGCAGCCACGAGGTAGAGGCGTTCACCGTCCCGTTTACGACGGGGATCGCTCCGGTGTTGTTGATGTCGGAGGGTTGGTCATAATCCAGCGCGCGGGTCAGGACCGGCTTGATCGCGATGCCCTGGAGCGTGGTAACGTAGTACACGCCATTGAAGGCCCCGGAAGGGCTCTGCGTGTCGTTCTTGACCAGCAGGCGCTGGCCTAGGGCGGTGAACGTAAAACCGTCTACCGTGACCGCGACGTTGGCCGTGGGGCCAGTCAGGGTCGCGCCAATGCCCCCGACGCCGTTGTTGTAGACATAGGCGCTGGTGTCGCCCGCTGCGGTGGTCGCGGCCTGAACGGCGACGGCGGGGTTCACGCCAGCGACCGCGTTGGCGATGGCGGTGGTTGTGTAGGCGGTGGTCGCTATCCGGGTGCTGTTGTCGGTCGTCGCCTGCGTGGTGGTGGTTGGATTGCCGGCAAGGCCCACGTCGGTCTTGATCGTCGTAACCAATGCGCCAGAGGTCGTGACATCACCAGATAGATCGCCGTTGGTGATCGACGTAGAGCCCGAGAACTTGGTCAGGTTGCCGCTGGCGGGGCTTCCTGTCGTGGTGACGGTGCCGGTTCCGCTCGGCGTCGTCCAAGTGCCGGCGCCGCTCAGATAGGTGCTGGAACTCGCCCCCGTCCCGCTGTTGAAGCGGTTGACGCTGACCGTCCCAGTCAGGTTGGCTGCATTGGTCCCGCTATAGAACAGCCCCGGCGATACGCCGTTGAGCTTCGTAACCGTCAGGGCGCCGGTCGAAGTGACTAGCGTCCCGTCGCCGCTGACCGTGAAACCCCCAAAGGCCCCCGCGTTGTTGTACTGGACCTGACCAGTAGTCCCGCCCGGCGAGAACGCGCTTACGATACTGGCGAAGATCGAGTTAAGCTGCTTCTGAAGCTGGCCAAGGCTCGTGATCGTCGGGATCGTGAAGATGGGCATTACGCCGAGGGCCAGTTACCCAGCGGCAGATTCGGGAAGCCGAACGAATTGAAAATCGACCTGCCGGTGATGTTGATCTTGCCTCCCGCCGCGTCCTGCGCCTGTTCCACGATCAGTTGTTGCTGATAGGTGCGGAAGTCTTCGGCGTAGTCGAGGCCCTTGGCCGCCTTGAAGCGCCAGCGCATCCCGAGGCGGAACAGGTTGTCGGGCGTGACGGGCGTGTCGGTATCGGCCGTAAAACTGGCCTTTAGGTCGCCGTTAGCGGCTTCGACCCAATTCTCCGAGATGTACTCGTAAGCGCAATCATCGCCCGCGTTGGGTTGCGGGTAGATCAGGAACTTGTTGTCCCGCCTGCGGAAACTCAAGAAGACGTTAGTGATCTGCGGATAGGCTTGCAGCGCCTGCCAGGCCTGCGGGGTGATCGGCCCCCACATCTGCCGGCGCGTCGTGCGGTCAAAGAAGCTGTCCGACACAAACCGCAGCCAGTCGCTGGGAACCGCGTCGGGCTGTTCGTATGCCGCGACGGTGGTGAACTCCTGCTGGAAGGTCAGCGCCTGCCAGTCAAACCCCTTGGAGCTTTCTCGGCCTTCCTGGTTTGCGAGGGCCAGGAGCAGGTTCGTGGTCGGGTCGGTCGATCCCACCACCACTGACGGGGGCGGCAGGCTGAGAAGGACCGCCGTGTCCTGCACCAACTCCAGTAGGGTTGCGGTCACGGAACGCCTCGTAAGTCTCGCGGTGGTTCGCCTTGTCAGCGTCCGTCGCCAGACGCGGCCCGATCTTGTTCGTGCCGTCGATAGTGTACTCAAACATGATGCCGCTGTCTTGCAGGAAAAACCTAGCACCCCTAGCGGGTAAGGCGTCTCTAGTGTTTTCCATTGCGCTGCTCCCACAAGGTGGCACGACGCCCCTTTGCCTTCATGTCCGCCATGTTGTCGGCTTGCGTACCCGTAAACAGGTGATCTGGATTGCAGCACGCCGGAACGTCGCACCGGTGGCAAACGTTCAATCCCGGCGGGATTTCCCCCTTGGTCAGCTCCCACATTAACCGATGGGTCGCGCGAGTTTTTCGGATGCCCCCAAGCCTCACCTTTAGTGAGCCGTAACCCTGATCTGAGAACCCTAGCTGGCCGCACTTGCTGGCCCCGCTCCACAGCCAGCACCCACCGTTCGTGTCCGGCTCTATTTTGGAGAAAAAGTACCGATCCAACCACTCAGGAGAGGAATCATGCTCCATCGGACTTCTCCATCAGCTTCGCGACCTGATCCTGAAGCGCCTTCAGGGCCGCGCGGTCCACGTCCTGCTGCGCCCTCAAGTCGGCGTTCTCAGCCAAGGCGCGAGTGAGCGGCGCGCCCGTCTCAGCCTGCTCAAGCCAGGTCTTGGCCTTAGTCCTCAGCGCCAGCGCGCCCATGCCGTAGTTCTTCAGATTGGTGTCTGAGACTTCGGCCAGGGCATCGACCGTGTGAACCCCGAGAGCCTTCAGCATCCGCAACTCCGCCGGGCCGATCTGCGCCCATGCCTCAAGCGGGGTTCCGGAGCCGATCTGCTCCTGCCCTTGCTCGAACTGCCGCCAACTGACCGGGTACTTGAGCTTGTCCTCGTCCTTGGCCGGACGGTGAACCTCGCTGTTGCGGTTCATGGGCTGCACGATCTTGATATACAGCCGATCCTCGTAGATCGGTCGGCCCTCCTTTTCGGATTGGGCCTTCATGTGGACCGGGTGAAGTTCGAACGTGACGATGGTCCCCCGCTCCTGCGTGATTTGCGGGGAGTTGTTCGGGTCATCGAACTGCATCCCGGTCGCCGGGTCATAGGGCATAGGTGTAAAGCCTGTCGCTATAGTGGCTGTCCGTGTAGTGATAGCCCTGCTGGCTGAGGAAGTCCTCGATCTCGGCGTCATGGTAGCCGAACGACGATCCAAGGCCCTTTTCCTCGCAGGCGATCACCGGGTGATAGGCGCGGATGGTTTCGATCGCGCCCTTGAGCGCCGGCAGTTCCGCCCCCTCCACGTCCAACCAGATGCCATCGCAGGCCTCCAGTTGCAGGGCGTCGATGGTGTTGAGCGGGACAGAACCCCCAGGCCGAACCTGATAGGCGCCGTAGTTGTGCGGCTCGACTTCATGCAGCCGGGCGGTTCCGGGTTCCGACCATAGCCCCCCGTTGAACAGGGTGATGAGTCCCGCGCCCCTGGCCCTGGGCAACTGGATGTTGCGCCGGAAACATTCGATGTTCTCGGGATGCGGCTCGAACGAGATCACGTCTCGGAAGAACCGGCGTAGCTCCGCCGCATAGATGCCGACATTCCCTCCTGCCTGCACCACGACGGCGCTTCCCGGCGTATGGCTCACAAACCACGGCACGGCCCATTGGACCTCGCGCGGGATGGCCACGCGGGCGTGGTTGTCGTCTTCGGGCCACCACCAGCCGCCCGCCATCTCAACGCCCATGGAGCGCCCTCCAGAGGTCAGGAATCAGCCCCGTACCATGCACCGTCAACTTGACACCCTTCTCAATGAGATTGGGCCACTCGTCCCAAAACTCGGAGGCTTGCCGGGCCATCCATGAGGCGCAACGGTACTTTGCATTCCCGAGGAACGGAACCGTCACCTCCATGGGCCGGTCAGCATCGTTCAGGGTCTGGTCATAACTGTGGTGCTCATCGGCGTGGTAGCAGCTATCGACCCCATAGGCGTGAAGCTTGCGATAGCCGGCCTCGACCAAGAGCCCAAGGCCTCGCAGGAAGACTGTTCCTCCACCTCCAAGCGCGCAGATCGGGTGCGTCTCCAT